TTCGACAAACCTAATTTTTTTCCAAGTCTTGTATTGGAAAGCCATAAAAAACCCGGCAATGTATTGGCTAATTTCTTGGATGCCTTCACCTTGGTAAGCCATTGCGATTTCGTAATGCCTACGCACGTCCAATTCGTAACTAAATTCGTTTTTATGCAGTTGGTGTTTAGACCTAAGCCTATTCGTATAACATCCAACCAATCCAAATTTATCCCCATCCAAAAGCAAAGCATCGTTTATTCGTTTTCCCCAATCAGCGGTTAAATAAAGAATGTCGCCGTCTTGCATTACAATCCAATCGTCGTCTTGAGCGTTTAGGCTGGACAAATATTCGTTGTAGGCTTTACCTATATTTTTGTCTAAGCTAAATGGGTTTGAATAAAATATCTTTAAAGGCTCGCCCACGTTCGTTCATCGTAATAGTTCAAATTCTTATTAAAGCTTGGGTAATTAAATATGCACTCGCTTTCCTTTGCAATTACCGATGGGAATCGTTCGCTTAAATATCTATCCATTGGCATAGGTTTAATCCTTGCTTTTACTTTGTCGGTATTAAACCAATAGAAAGAGCCTGAGTAATGAAAGTCTTGCGGAACGTATGGAGGGCAAGGCAAAAGCTTACCGCAAACGCTGGAAAATAGCTTATCTGAGAGGTCAGGAATCGCGTTTAAATTGCCTTCGTATAAATGGGCAATCCATTTGTCAAGCCCACGCATTACAGGCCGTGAGACGCCTTTACAATGGCTATAAAAGGTAATTCCGCCACTCACTCGATTAATTGAATCGGTAAAGTGTACGGCTTCGCCAAATGTCCTATTATTTTCGACAAATTCAACTTTGCAATCCTTTGGCAATAGCTCCATTATTGGCTTGGCGTTATAACCCAAATCAATCGCAACCTTTACCACCTTTTTCCCATCAAACAAATGCCAGTACTTGTTTAAATACGCTAAATTAAGCCTGTGGTAATGCGTAATCTTTCCGCCGTAGTAAATGAAGTAAATTAGATTTTTTGGAACGTTAGCGCCCATTGTGTAGGTGTTTTTGGCCTTTCAATTAATTTAAATCCTAATCCTTTAAACATTGCAATCCACTCTTTTTCTTGCTTTATGTTTATGTGTCCCCAATCAGCGTCAAAATCTGTCGTTTCAGGCGTTGATGAGAAAAGTATATAGTTTGGATTAACCGCCTTTAAAGCCTTTTCTATTTCTTCGTCGGTCATATGCTCGGCCACTTCAATCCACAACATAAAATCGGCATTCTTTGGCTTTTGTAATACCTTTAACTTTGGGTAATTCGCTTTGCAGTAGTCTCGATGCGATTTAAATATGTCTTGCGCGGTAATATCAAAACCATTTTGTCGCATAACCTCAGAATAAACGCCAGTTCCACAACCAAAATCTAAAAAGGTTTGAGCCTTAAACTTTTTGCAATAATCGGCAACCTCTTGGGCAAGCGCTACAAAGTCGGGATTTTCAAAGGTTAAATTAAAATTCTGAATTTCTGCTTTCAAGAAATCGTCTTCGGTAATATTCATATTTAGTTGGTTAAATTTCGCCGCAAGGCTTACAATTCTTTTTAAAATACATTTCGCATTTTGTGCCGTCCTGATTGCTTGGCTCCTTATCGAAGTAAATTTGCATCTCGCTAGGTTTAGCCGTGTAGCGCTCGCAAGTTAGTTTCAGCTTGCATCTTTGCGGCTTACACATTGTAAAATCTGCCATAATTAATTATTTATTTTTTAAAGTAAGTGATTTATAACGCGTTAAACAAAAAAAGGCTGGAAAAATTCCAGCCCTTTTACCATTAAACAAAACACCTATAAATTAAGTAGTTTCCAATAGCGCCTTTGCAGTTGCAAAAACACCTTTAACCAATACTGGAGTATCGTTAGCAGAGATGAACTGCACCAAACGCTGCTCGATTCTAACAGTCTTCAAGTTATCAATGAAGTCGTCACCTGACTCACCAATTGCAACCTGAAGTCCGCTTCTCAAACGTACGTTGATAACTGAAAGGTCACCACCTACGAAATCGGCTGCGGTTCCAGTCAAAGCGTTAGTTGGGATAATGTTTACTCCCCAAGCGTTGATTCCGCCGTTAGCGTTGAAAGTTACGCCAGCTGGCAAGATATACTGCTTGTCTGCGTCCTTCTCAGACAACATAACATGGTAAGCGCCAGTCTCAACAAATACGCCAGTAGCGGTTCCGTTAGCAGCTTTAACTTGTGCAATGATTCCGTGGATAACATCCCAGTTAGTTGCAGCCTCAACCTTACCAGCCATTGTTGCGCCAGTGAAAGTTGTAGACTTAGAAAGCAAACCAGCAAGCTGAGGCGAAGTACCGTTACCAGTAAACAATTGGTTTTCGATTACAGTCTCAACACGCTTCACGCCATTGGTTTGGATGTAAGAAGCCAAGTAAGCGGCATCTTCCAACATTTCCATAGAAACCTTCATGTGAACACCAATCTTTTCAACCTTAGCTCTTTGCTCTTTGTATTGTACGTCGATTTGAGTTTTCTCAACACCTTCGCCAATCATTACTGGAGTTCCTTGCTGGTCGTATTCTTCAACCCATACAGCATACTGAGTACCGATAGCACCAACTGAAGCGTTAGCCAAGTAAGTCAACAAACGCTGACGGATTGGAGAAACAACGCCAGTAAACTCGGAAATAGTTACCTGAGAGCTGGAGTTAGCGTTAGCGATTGTAGAAGCTAGGGTAATAGTTCCAACAGATTTCTCGCTGATTTCGAATACCAAAGGAGCCTTAAGACGAGCGTTAGGCTCAGACTTCAATCTTTCGATTTCGGCTCTTACTGGCTCGTAAGCCTTGATAAAAGCGCTTTTGAAATCTTCTCCGCTTACTTCTTTCTCAACTGCATTTTTCTGCATTGCAATGTCCAACTTATCAAGTTGCTTTTGCATTTCTGCCGCCTCTTCTTTGGTTACTACACCGCTAAGAGACTTCAATAGGCTTTCAGCCTTTTCGAAAGCTTCGTTTGCTTTCACCTCTGCATTGCTTGCTTTAGCCTTTAGAGCTTCGCCAGCTTCTGCAATGACTGCCTTAACGGCGTCGATTGTTAAATTTTCCATGATTCAAATTGTTTTTTTAGTTCGTTAATTGTTATTATTTCGACCGCCTCGGCTTTCTTAACTTCCAAAGTAGGCTCGGCTGGCTTTAGAAACTCCAAAAGTGATTTGAGTTGATTTTCTAGTTTTTCAAGTGTTTCGTCGGTTGCGTTGGATGTCTTTATAAACTTCTCAAGTCTGCTAAGGTATTCGAACGCATCCGCTTCGCTTTTAAGGTCAATAAAAGTGGTCTCAGGATTAGCGCCAAGGAATTGAACCGCGCTACCTTCGTACATCATAACCTCTTTAATTAGGTTCGCTTTAGCCTCTTGGTCGAACTGTTCTTTAATAGTTCTAAAGCCAAACGAATGCTGGTTGATTAGCTCGCTTTCAATCATTTTCTGAAAGTCTTGGCCAGCTGCGTGCGTTCCAATTTTAGCCTCGTAACGCAATCCTTTATTGTCTTCGTAAAGGTTTGTAATCTTAGCAACAACCTTGTTTTTGTCGTGGTCAAGTAAATACTTGATTAATTGCTTTCCTTGTGGGCCACGTTCCATAATTGTCTTGGTAAACGCTCCTGGCTCGATAATGTCACCATCAAGGTCTTTATTACCGAAAACGGCAAAATAACCGCTTACGATTCCTTGCTTCATATCGCTTTCAGCAAAGCCTTGGTTTAATCCTTTTTTTACAAAACCCATATCTGTAGTCTTTTCTAATTCCTTTAATTTATTTCTACTCCAAACCAAAGCAGCCTTTCCGCCCCAAGCGTCATACATAAGTAATCCGCAACCATCCGAATAAGACGTAGACGTTTCCAAGTCAACCTCGTGACGGCTTAAATACGAAAACATTCGCTTAATCGTATCGACCGACAGAGGCTCGCCATTTGCAAGCTGGTTGGCTCTTTGCTTTCCTACTGGCGTTCCGCA